CCGAATAAAAAGGTTAACTCATAGTGAAAAAAAAAAGAGTCTCGAAAGACTCTTGTTTAACTACATATTTAGGTATACTTGTAGTGTAGTACTAATGCGGGTACCGCTAGACATCATTGATTTTAACTCAGCTGGACTAAACCAATGTAGTCCACGACATTTATGTGGTTCGTTATTACGGATGGTACCTAGGTATGAGTTTAGTTCAAAGATATGTGTATCTACCAACTGACCCCCGCAGTTAATATCCCCAATATATATCGTAGTATAATCCATGATGGTAATGCCTAGTTCCTCGCGCATTTCCCGCATAATCGCGACGGAGTGAGATTCATCGACTTCCACCCCACCAATAGGACATGTCAGGAAATTGTGCTTGACATGATCCTGTATGAGGATTTCACCGTTAAGATTACGTATGATCATTGCTGCCGCTGCTGTAGGTATGCTCACGTTGATACTCCTTAAATATATTAATGCCCGTGAAACTCGAATACACTAGGTAATATATATCTGTATAAATTTTCATTCAAAGATGAAAATTTATACAGCATCAAACAGACACACAAAAAGGAGAGAGGGGGCCGAAGCCCGCCTCTCTCTAAAATAACGAAAATGGAGTTCCTAGTAGTCGCCTACTAGACGAGCTAAAATAGCACGGCTGTGAGTCTGTTCATCCATAAACAATTACCCACTGTGGTGCTTTACCGATGATTATAAAGCATCACATAGTATACGTGTTATTTTTAACCTTTCTTTAAGAACAACGTCAATACCACCTGAGTAGTGTGACGAGTTTCTACCATACCACCTAACGGTACTTGCGAGAATGCCTCTACGCCGATTAACGTACCGGAGAGCTGTTTAATCCCATCGTTATATGGGGTGATAAACTGTACTGGCATACCAGGAGTTAAGATATCAGTAGTTCCACGTTCCCAGGTAACTGTCATGATCTCTCCACCACGGGCGGCGAGTTGTGAAGCATACCAGGCAGGATTATCAATCATCCCAGCCATAGGAGTATGGTCATAATCGTTTTTGTAGTTAGAGGACCGATATTCCGTCATATAACCTTTCGGGGTTAACTTAGGTGAACTCGATTTATCAGTCATGCCGGATAGTAACTGAGTAGAGTCTGCGTAACGGACACCTGTTCCTAAGTTTAGTGCATCAGTATCAGACCGTTTTTGATGTCGGGTTTCACCAGTGCAGAGTATCGTGTAAGTACGTCCTTTGGTAACAAAGTTACGTTCTAGATTACGGTACTTAGATGGCGGTACATTTAACAGTACTAACTTATCTACATCTGCTGTCGCTTTAGCGATCGAGTAGGGGGCGAATATATACCAACATCTGTTTTTCAGGAAACATCCTATCCCTTGGTTGAATACCCCATATCGGCGCTGTAAGAAGTCTGGCAGCGCTTGTAGTTTAGTCCCATCAGGTATCACTAATTGTTGGAACGCTTTAACCTGGTACGTGCTATCGGCTGTAATAGCCGCTACTGAAGACTGTTTCGCAAAATCGTCGACTAAACGTATTTTACTTAGAAAATACTTTAATGTTGACATGGTATTCGCGTTCTTAAATATCCCACCTACTTCCTGCAAACGTAAGTTATACGCAGCAGGATCAATAAGTTGGAAATTCACTACCGATAATGATTGTTTATCGGCTAACTGTACTTCATCTACCGACTGGACATTCCCCTCTAATTTAACATTACGATTCTCTACCAAAACTGCCCGATAGGTACGTTTCTTAGAGAGATTGGTACCGTAGGATTTAGTGATCAGAGTCAATGACATATCTTCATGTCCGTGTAAGATAATCTCTGTATAAGCAGAGGGTTCAAACACGAGAGATATTAGGATCTCCTCAAACATACTGTTTAAGTAGTTCTCACGTTCAGTTTTCGCGATGACACGTAATGCTTCGATTTGATGGGAGCCTACGGAGAGGATAGCACGATAGTCTAAATCTGGCAACCCTTCAACTTGTGCCAGGTATTGCGACAGCATCGCATCGAATTGGATTGCCATGGGGTACTCCAGAGATACTTATATAGAACCTTGCGGTTGTGTGTTAAGCAGTTCAGATTGATAACGTCTGATTGAATAGCCGGCGGCTTTGGCTGCATTTAAAATCTCATCAAAGATACGACTAGAGTGTTCTAAACGAGATAAATTTAGCTGCTGCGGTTTCTGATCAGAAAATGCCCGACGGGACGCGTAGCGCTCAGGTCTACTGTAAGCCTCTACGAGGCCGTATCCGCGCGCCACAGGCATAAGCAACCCTGCTAGCTTGTTTAACTCGTAAAGTCCCTCTAAAGGCGGTTTAGGGGGCTTTAAACGCGATGTTAGAGCGTCACGCCAGTCAGTTAGATGTTCGCCAATCAATTTATAGATTTTAGCAGCGTCTGTCGGGTCATTTAACGTCAATGGAACACCATCGGCTACCAACTGTGCCATCTCCGCTACGGTAACCGCTCGTGGATGTTTTTCATTAGCCAGAGCTAAATCCCATTCGCGATCACCTGTAGTCGGCACACCGAAGTATTCGTAGTCATTAACATTAAATGTCGCTGCTTGTGGGATTAAAACATACCACCAGAAGTTAAAGATCTTAAAAGCGGGGGAATATGCATCTATCGACATATGTCATTCCTGCGGGCGTAGTTAATTAATAACAACAATACTGGAATAAAATAAAACTGATCAATTGGTCTTAGCTTAAGCACGTAATTGCAAAGCAAGAGCAATTCATCTGACTTAACGTCAATACCGGAAAGCATATTAAAAACCAATCGCTCCAATACAGACATCGACTCCGATTGTAAGTCATAAAAAGCTCGAGAAAAGACATAACATTCATCCCCACCAATTAAGTTAAAATAAGGTACGCCATTAAGCAATGGTATATTAGTGATAGTTAGTGGTGCAGTGCCCAAAGTAGGCCAGGCACCAGCAGTTATTACTGCCGCAGGATCATCGGTATAAAACTCACCTGCAGGATAGATCGTCTCCAAGAATGGAGAGAATGCCACACCACGCTGTACAGGTTTATCTTTAAAGACTGACACTGGTACATTAGTAAATGTTCGATGACAGTAAGGTACTTCATCAGCAGCTAGGTCGTATAAACATTGCCATATGGTCTTAACATGTTCATATCGCATTAAACCATTGTGGTAAATGCGAATAGGGTGAGTTAAATCCATTAAACCGATAGTACGACAATAGTTCGCATGGAAACCATCATACACCACCGTGAACTGTTGCGGTAGTTTCAGTGTCTGTACATCAGGTGACCAGAAGCGCTCTACGAAATGAGTACGTAAACGAGCGTCTAATTGCTGTAAGCGTACTAATCGTTGATAATCAGACTCCGCTACAAACGGATTATCTAATAGCTCCAGCATCGTCATATCGAAGACGACACGTGAGATAGTCTTTAAATCCAGATCAGCTTGGTAGGTATCGTTGAGATACCCTACGTGGATATACGCTACGCGATAACAGGCGTCTTTACTATAAGACATCCGTTCGGTTTCAGTTAACGTAAAAAGTCCAGCTCGACCATCACCGACATCAGCGATAAACATATCGCCAAGATTAGGGACCAGTCCATAGAAGATCGTCGATTCACCAGTCACCTGAAACTCTTTGGTATCGGTGTCTTGCGATTGGGTCAGTGGCGAATTTACTTTAAATGGTAGATGCTCTATACGCTGATACTGTTGGTGTGCGGCAGTAGTACCTAATTGCAGTGGACGTAGTTCGTCACCAATACCTAACTGCTGTCGGTAATAAATGACTGGCCAATTAGAACCTTCTACATGGGCTAATAGATGCGTAGCTGGAGTATACTGCGTATCTACCACGATAGAACGTTCAGGACGAGGATCGATTACAGGCTGACGCTCTACGATGCCTGGGAGATTATCCTGAGGATTAGTCGGTGTTAGTGTAAATAACCCACCAGGTGCCGGTGGGTTTAGTTTAGAGCCTGCTATAGCCATGTTAATGAGTCCCCGGCTGGTGAGTAAGGATGCGTCCGTTTAATACATTCAGCATAATGATATCATGGGCGGCATCAGAGTAGAATGCGGCAGTGTTATCAGGATTAGGTGATAATGCATCTGCGAGACGATCTAGTAGTGGATAATCCATGGTATCCGATTCATTGATCTGTGGGTATTTATCTACCAGACCCGGTTGGAAATCTTTCAACCAATCGTAAATAAATCCAGGATGTCGTCGTATGATCTCTAGTCCTTCGTCACTTAAGAAACACCAATTACGACGAGTAGTAATCGCAAAGCGATAAACTGAAGTAATCTCTCCGGTGAAATTCCCCCATACACGTAGTTCAGCGTCTACTTGGATTTGATCTGGATCGAGTTTATGCCCGTCTTGATATACCAATACACGGACGATCGAATTAGACCCATCGGGATTATCCTGATATGCCTCACGTAGGTACTGTAATACCTTTGGAGTGAAACTGACATTGCCGAGTTCTGTTAATGAGAATAATGGGATCAGTGGTGTGATCTCTTGTGGTTCTAACTCCAGATACCCAGCGACCAATGATATCTCGTCAGGATCTCTCCCCATTGGTGGGATAATAGGTGTATCACAATTCGGTAAGAAGATCGGTAAACGTGCAAACGGCGTAGTGTCACTAATCGTGTCTTGTGCGTCTATGTAGACGTTTCGTATCGTATTACGCATGTCATCAATCCCCGGCATCTCATATTCCTGCCACCACTCTGATGGTAGTAAGGTATTGTTTAATATCACTGGGTAGAAGCAGGTGACTGCTTCAGGACGTTCATAAGTAAAAGTAAATCGGAAGCGAGCAGTCCATGCACCTGAGTTATTATCAGACTTCTCTTGCTCCATCTCTTCTGATGGATCAAATAAACAGAGTATCCGAGTTAAGGTATTACGGACAGCATATTCTTGATAAGCACCTGACTGATTTGCTATCACCGTCACTGCATCAGCAAAGCCATTCGTTAATAAATCCATCAGTGGGAATTTATCGTCGATTTTAGCCACCATAGCGCTATGTAGCGCGTTTAGTAGATTAAGGCAAGGCGATGGTATGTTGTAATGAAAGGATGCCTCAGTTTCGATTACAGAGCGTCCTAGCGCGAATTTACGACGCATCTCATTAGCCCAGTTAGTTACGATTGCGCGGGAGGCAGCACGACGGGTAATTGTCGCCTCTACTGTATAACGGGCCATATCAGGTGCGAAGACTATTTTAAAGAACTTATTCTGGAAAAAAGGTGGTTGGTAATCTAATCCCATACCGCGGTCGTTAAGTGCTTCATCATCGCGTTGTTCATTGGCTTCGACGACGATCTTATCGCTAGCGCCAAATGAGATATCACGTTGCTCTCCTTCAGTGGCATTGGGCTGTGCATTGTTTCCATAAGCACTGTTGTAAATGACGTCTGCTTTATTGATACCCATTTGACGTAAAACATTAAACACCACACTGTCGATCACCTGCCGGTGAATAGTGGTAGCCACATCGGGTATTTCTACGGTAAAGACCGGCATGTAAACCTCGGCGTTAGTGATAAATTTATGACATAGGATTTAAGTGAGGTAGCTGATGCTACCTCACTTACGATTTACTACATGGACGTACTTATTTTAAAGCGTCTTTGATAAAGCTTTGTAAATCAGCGTACTGTGTTTTACCATTAGGGTATTGAAATACGCGACCAGCGTCATCTATTAGCATATACACTCCATCAATACCCACGTTTTCTAACGCAACTGCATTTTTAGGGAAGTGTCGATCTACGCTAATTAAATCTAATGTATTGCTTACGACATCTAAATGTTTAGGTCCTCCCAGACCAATGATCTCCAAACCTGCTACAGATAAACAACCATAGTTAGTTAAGAATTCAACATACGCTGGGGCGAACTTACGACTTAGTTTTTGCTCAGCATCCTTTATCTGAGTTACAGTAACTGGATGTGTTTTAAACGGTTTGTACTTAGCAAGGATCTTATCCAACGCATCATCACTATGTGATTCCACAGCGACTAACTCTTTAGAATCACTGTGTGCTGTAGCACTGGTTTCTGCAGCAGCAGGCGCTGATTTGCCTACAGTACCGTATGAATGTACACCAGCTGCCACGTAGTCGAGTAGACCTACGGCACCTGCCCGTAGTCCAGCAACCATACCACGTTGAATGGATTGGGAGTTAGCTAAAGTTAAACGCAGGTTCTTGACTGACTCCTGCATGATCTCTTTAGCGTCATCGGCTTTCGCGTCACGCTGGGCTTTTACCGCACTCTCCAGCATATCTTCCAGAGATTCGAGTTTAGTGACAAACTCATGTGATTCACCAGTACGCTCTTTATACAAACGAGTATAAGTCGCTGCTGCTTTTAAGGCATCTACCAATTTATCTTTGGTGGGACGCATTACACTGTTTTTATCGGTGACTATCTTACCATGAATATATTGGATTTTGGTTTTACCTTCATGTTCAAACATGAACAGGTAGTTTTCACCTGGCATTGGGCATACACCTTTATAGGCTTTCTCGTCTAAACCATAATCTGCAATAATCCGTTTAACGGTAGTGTATAAAGATTTCTCCCACGCCCACCGGGCCTTAAGTTTGGTTAAACCACCCTCACGATATTTACTGATTAAATCTGAACGCTGTACCCAGATAGTATCCACGGTATCCTGAACCATCGTTTTGGTATGATCGGCCATACGGTCAGCATATTTCGCAATCGCAGCTGGATCGACTTTACCATTGAAATGGAGATTATCATTACTGTCTACAGAGAATTTACCGTATTTATCACCCAAATGATCGATAACCGCTTCCAAACCTTTCAGACGGGATTCTAGTTTAGCGACCAGAGTAAACAACCCCTTAAACCAGGCACCGATCTTTTTACAGATCTCTCTAATCCATGCCACTAAAGCAGTAAAGCCTTTAGTGATAGCTTCGCCAATAGACTCACATGCCACACGAGTACGGATCATCTTAGAGGTAGATAATGATTCATTACCTACTTTGACGTGTGGGATATCCCAGCGTTTACAGAATGACTCGACTGCCACATCAATAACACGGCGAGCTGATTCCTCTGCACCACCATCGCCGATAGAGTCGGCTACGACAGAATGGATAGTCTGTAAGTCAGAGATATCGGAGGCCAAGCGATCGCCTTCAGCCATATCGACATCAATCGCTTGATCAGCCATATCGGCGGTAGTAGCATCGACATCTGGTGTAACTTCAGTATCGTCATCTAGCGGGGTAGCTGTAGACTCTGGATCATTAGCCATTGCATCATCTACATCTGGTGTATTTAGTTCATCTACTTCAGGACTTGTATCATCACGGGCTTCTTTAGCCACAATCCAATTGCGCGGTAACATGTTTTATTCCTTCTTAAGCTTTTGATAATTTCACAGACTCTTCTGCATAACAAAGCAGTGCACGTGAAGTATTGGTAACCACGTCTGTTAAGTTTTTCGCATAGGTAGATAGGCAGGTCGCAGATGTCTGCATATGCGCCACGATCTTTTTATCTTCTGCAGTATCTGTATCGGATGATTTAAGTTGATTTACGGAGTCATACACCGGCTCCATTTCTTTTAATGCTCTTGGTATGCGGTCATAGAGCATTTCAATTTTGGATAAAATTGACTCCATAGTGGATTTGTCCAGTACTGGTAGCTTGATAGTTTCAACCAATGGATTACGTTGTACATTCAATGTAGATATACCGTCATCATTGACACCAGTGTGGAAATAGATGGCTCCAGGTAATGCTCTGATACCTGCACCTTTTTTACTTGTTACGCCGATTTTAATCGTAGCTGTAGCTACCTTTGGCTTATCCCAGCTTTTTAACTGTGCGCCTAGTGCACTAAGATCTGCCAAGCAATCAGCCCCGATGTTTTGTATTAGTCCAACTACAGCATGAATATCTAACTTACCATCGAGTTCGATCCCACCAACGATATCATTGGTGACAAAGACATTAGTCTTTGGTGTATATTTACCAGACTCTACATATTTCCGCAGACGTTCTACCCTGGCCAATATATTATCTTTAAGCGTAAAGAAAGCAGCGATCTTAGTTTTTAACTTAGCGAACAGAGATTTTAACCACTCGATTAATTTTTTAATGCCAGTAGCGATAGCTGAACCAATGCCTTCTAAGGCTACTTGTTTACGTAAGAAATCGGCAGCATGTGCACGGGCTTCGATACCTGGCTTGATGGCTGGAATATCCCAGCGTTTACAGAATGACTCTAACGCGATGTCCACCACCTGGGTAGTAGCATCAGATACGTTATGGGTGTCACTGATATGACGCTCGATCATTTCGAGGTTATTTAAATCATCTGACATCTGGCCGATGTCACGCAGTAATAAATCAGATTCGTTATTCTCTGCCTGCATCTCCAGTACATGTGCTTCTACCGATTGGGTAGGGTCTTCAGCTAACATAATACTAGGTAACTGTTCGGTGTCCAGTGACTCTTTGGCGACTAACCATGGCTTAATCATAATCGTTACTCAATTAGTTAATATTCAAAAAATGGCAGCATAAAAACAGAGGAGCCTAGGCTCCTCTGTTTACCGTTTAAAAAACGATTACGCAGCAGCGACAGCGCCACCTTTCTTAGCACCACCGGTGTAAGCAGCAATACCTGCCTGAGTATAACCCAGCAAGCCTACAGCAGCAGCACGCAGTGATTTAACTACGCCGTCTTGGAACGCAGCAGCTGAACGCACAGCAGTCTGTGAGCGAGCAACTGCATCACGTACATTACTCACTTCTTCGTTCTTACCAGATTTGATTGCAGTACGCAGTGCATCACCATGGAAACTTTTGCTGTCAGCGATTTTACTGATCGCTTCATTCAGAGTTTCCAGATCAGAGATCACACCTTTTTCAAGTGCTTCGCCAGCGGCTACTGCAGCTGCAGCTGCAGTACGGATCTGATCTACTGTTGGAGTAGGCAGGTCTTCAACTTTAGCAGAAGCGTGACGAGTGAATTTCAGTTCACCACCAGTCACTACAAAGAAACCAGCGCCAGGCATTGCAGACGCGCTAGACACGTTTGGCAATGCGCCAGGTGCTTTCGCCTGTACACCGATTTTGATAGTGGGCAGTTTGGCAGTTTTGTTTTCAACGATAGCGCCTACGTAGGTGGTCAACTGACGCGCTACTGTGTCAGACTCATTGGCCAGTTTAGAAATTACTGAACATACTGCGGCTGGATCGACTTTACCATTGATTTCCAATTGAGCCAAGAAACCACCTTTGATCTTCTCGTCTTTCTTCTCACCAAATGCACCGTCAGCTTTCGCTTTCAGTTTCAGTGCTTTTTCTTTCACTGACAGACCCAGACCAGTGTAGTGTTTGAATGCTTTGGTAAAACGTTCTACCAGTGCTTTCACGAATTTGACGAATGCATCCCAGCCTTTAGCGATAGTTTCGCCCAGACCTTCCATCGCGATCTTGGTAGCTTTCATACGGTCGCCACGAGCGGCGAATGATTCAGAGGCTACTTTGATACGGGAGATGTTCCAGCGACGGCAATATGATTCGACAGCAACTTCTGCAACACGGGCAGCAGTTTCAGTCAGACCACCTTCAGCAGCAGAGCCAGCAACTTCATCAGCTACTGCTTCTACCATACGGGTGTCTTGTTCCAGAGTTTCGCCGTCAGCCAGCAAAGCGTCTAGTTCGTTATCCACACCTTGTACTTCTACTAACTGAGATTCCACAGCAGTGTCAGCTTCACCATCTTCTACAGCAACACGAGTTTCTTCAACAGCCGCACCACCAGTGATCTGTTCTACTGGAGCAGGATCAGTGGCTTCTGGAGCAGCAGGAGCTTCCAGCGGTTGTGCAGTAGACTGTTGACCCTCAACAGTTACATCAGACAGATCAGTACGGATTTCAGCACCAGGTGCTGCAGGGATGGCAGATTCTTGACCGTCTTCGTTACCAACAAATAACCATGATTTCATTTTGTAATACCTTTTTGAATGCGTGCTATGACTGGCTATGTCCAGCTATAGGCGTAATTAAATTACTTGGATTTGTTCGTGCTCAACTGCGTCTTTTACAGCAGCATAGGCACCAATACCAGCAGAGATATAACCAATCAGACCTTTTGATACAGTGGTCAGCGAGTTAGTAATCACACGAGTTACTGTGTTATACTGTTCCAGTGCGTCTTTCGCAGCCCAGACGTTCTTACGAGCAGTTTGGATATCTTCACGGGAAGTCGCTTTATCCACCGCAGCGATCGCGGCTTTAACTTCACCATTCAACTGTGCAAGTTTCATCTGACCATCACGGAAGCTGATGATTTTGGTTTCCATGATATCGCCACACTGAATCAAACCTTCTACTGCTTTATCCAGATCAGAGGTAGATGGAGTTTTGATATCGATGTTAGCCAGTTTACCTTCAGTAGAGTGCTGTGCGAATTTCACAGACTTACGACCATCATCTGGATTGGTAAAGGAAACAAAATAACCTTCACCTGGTGTAGCATAGATTTCCAGATCTTTGGCGTTAGATGGAACACGAACAGCGCCACGTAATTCTGAAATACCGATAACACCTGGATAATACATACCGTTGACTGCATAAATCAACGAGACTAATATAGTATTGTAATCCATACGCTTGAATACTTTATCGCCGCCGAATTTGATCAACGATACTGCGTCTTCGATTTTCTTACCGAATCCACTGATGCCTTTATCAGCGCCAGATAGGAATTTCAGTACAGTTGCAATATCAACTTTCTGATTGATCAGCAGGTCTTTCGCCCACGCACCAGAGATATGATCTTTCTTAATCGCACCCAGGCCATTAGACAGACGCTGTTTCAGTTTCTGCGCACGCTTCTTCACTGCTTTACCAGCGTTGATGTATTTCACCCAGAAATCACGTATTTTGTTGACGAATTCCTGCAACCACTTACCGAATGTTTCGAATGCACCTTTGATCGAATCGCCGATACCTTCCAGCGCTACTTGAGTCGCTTGTTGACGGGAACCGCCAGCGAAGGATTCAGTGGCTACGCGAGTACGTTGAATACCCCAGCGCGCACAATACGATTCCATAGCGACTTCAGTTACTTTAGCCGCAGTCTCATCCAACCCACCTTCTTCGGCAGATTCAGCTACTGCAGATTCCATGTTCTCCATGGATTCGGTATCGCCTTGCAATTCGCCGGCATCAGCTTCCATGGTGCAGATTTCTGCATCCAAGCCTTCTACTTCGATCAGCTGTGCTTCTACTGACTCGCCTGCGTCTTCTACGACTGCTGGCTCGGGTTCAGTAGCTGCAGCTGGTACTGCTTCAGCGTCGACGGCTGCAGCTGGTACAGAGTCGTCTAACTCTTCGCAGCCGAATAGCCAATTAGATCTTGCCATTTTGTACGTTCCTTTTGGTTAACCAACTACTGTCTATAATCCGTCGCGACAGTTTTCATAGACAGTTTAAAAAGACATTACGACATAATGCCACATTCATTCAAAATATGGGTAGGTTAATCTGCTTTGCCGTACACCAGGTAAATCTGGGTTAGTAACGCCATAGACGCTACTAAGTCATCTATACCTTTATGACGCGAGATCCACATCTGAGCAATATCCACATGGCTGTAGTTTAATAGCTCTTTACGGATCTTAGGACGCTGTTGTGTAGTGACAGTGTTATTGGTGTCAACTTCAGTGGTGTAGTTATTCAGGATCTGGGTACCGATGTTACCAGATACACGACGAGTAGGTTCAAACTTACCACGATCGATCGCATCTTTAACGACGTCATCCCATACGTGGATAGACACGGTACGGTTTTCACCTAGGATAAAACCTACGGTATCGTTGTAGAACTGAATCATCGCACCGTAATTACTACGGTAGACATTGGACCATTGTCCACTGGAGAGCTCACGCAGGATCCAAATAAATGGCAGTGTCGTCAGCAGTAGTGCCTCAGTGTGCTCCCAGCGGCGTGTATATTGACCGGAGCGTTCGTTTAATTGAGCGGCTTGATTAAGCCGCGCAATATCATCGTTCTCCAATCGCTTATCGATTGAGCTCATACGCATCCTCCAGTTTAGCGAGTTTATAGCGCAGCTTCATCAGACGATCTTCACTGACCTGTAGGAGACGTTCTAACGCCGCATCACCATGACCCTCTTCGATCTGCTGTTTCATCAACAGTACACGATATTCGACGACTTTGGATTCTGCCAATGCAGTCTCATATCGATCGACTTGCCAGTCAGCGAATGATAAACGTACTGAGAAAATAAAGGACAGTGGCCACGGTACTGCAGCAAAACCCATTGGATCAACTTTGCTACGACCCACTACTAATTGTACATCCTGCTCAGTATGCTCATCGACGACCATATCGGGGATTGAATTCATATCAGATTTCAGATCCGCTAGGTCAATTGACATAACACGCAACGCAGTGATATAAGTCGGGAGGTTGGATTTTAACCAAGTTTCATCTTCCGGACCCACACCGGTAATATGCTGTGTACCATTAATCGACGTTAACTCAGCTGAGGTAACAAAGTTTAATAGACGCTGTGTATAGTTAACAAAGAACTCAGCCAGTTCAGCAAACTGGATCAGTGTCGTTTTATTAAACGATAAACCAGTCGCAGCAATCTCCCGTCCAAAGGCTTTATCAACTTCACCTTTAACGAACGGAATGATCTTTAGCATGTTCTGCAGCGTATAATCGATAATCGCGATCGCGTTAGCAGCCGGAGCTACTTTCTTGATACGAGCACCACGGTGGATCTCTTCCATCAGATGCTTAGCGGTTTTATTCCGCCATTTCCAGTTAGCAGGAAAGATCGGTTTCAAACGCTCTACGGTAGGAGCCAGTAGGGTTTCGATCTCTTCGCAGATACTGGCCAGAGTTTGTTTCAGTCTGGAGGTTTCAAATGACGGTAGTAACTGTTTGATGTATTGGGAAAAACTCATGACGATCACCTATTACAGCGCAGGGGCTGAGCCAGCAGTATATGCACGCAGAATATCTTCGATATCTGCACCAGAGGATTTGGCCGCTCGTTTAAGCTCACGAACCGACATCTCCGATGGGGTCGCAATGGACTGATGATAAATCGTCACATGTTCCCATTTACGGTTTACTACGAACATCAACATCGCTTTAGTATAACTAAAGACCTTTTCGCGGATCTTAAAGTTATCCAGTTTACCGCCGACTTCGATTTCCACCGCTTTTGCAGTTTCTTCGGTAAAGACCAGGATAGCCGAGGAGTTATTCAACGTCGCACCACCAGTCAAAGACGCGACTGCGTTATGACCTTGCTGACGCATCATGTGTTCAAAGAAACCTGATTTGTCATTGATACGGGTTTTACGTGACTCTTTGATCAGATCCTGACAGAACACGATATCTTGAATGAAACGTAGTTCACCGGCTTTCATCCGGTACCAACGTTCTTTGAAATCGTTTTTACCGGCGCCTACCGTGAGGATAGTCTTCATAGAGGTAGAGTCAGTATTCAACACCATCAAACGCATCATCACATTTACTGATGCTTTATTACCATTACGCTCCAGGTTCACTTCCAACATCTTACCGACTGAAAGGTTAGAGACCTCTTTGACGATGTCCAGGTTTTGACGACCCATCGACATACCAGTATTGGTTTTTGGTGCCTCTTGTTTCACCGTGGTAACGTTATTAGTGATATCAATATCGCCATAGGCGTGAATATCACCCTGCTGAATAGTGCTACCCTTTTTATGCTGGTCGCCTAACGCCTCTTGGGCAGCGATCAATTGATTTTCACCGGTAGGTAGACCGTAGTCAAATGACTCGGTACCAAAGGTTGACTTACTTAAGAATTTACCTGGAGACATCGGATCGCGATGAGTGGCGAGTTTATCCAATGTCCCTAAGATATCAATACCTGGAATATCAACAATCAATGTCAAAGCACTCAGGTAATAGCCTGAGACCAATGACAGGGCTGATTGCATGATATCAGCAGTATAAGGTAAACCGATTAACGAATCTTCCACTACTGTAATGAAATCATTACGAGCAGGTTGTGTTAATTCAATGATGGAATTGGGACCCTTGAGCTCCCAGCCTTTTTGTATTGTTTTTACTGCGCCAGACAACAGCGGTTGTGCGTTGTCATACGCTGCTTTACCAGCAGCGATCGAGGCACCTATAGTAACAGGATCCATTTTACAATCTCCGTCGAGGAAGTTATGGCTAATAATACCGATTTAAATAATGAAGAAGAGTTGCCGTATGACCCCGATTTTAAAATCGGTGTAGATGATGTATTCGGCACCACACATCGACAAAACGTCGAGCAAAAGTCCGGTCGTGGTAACAGTCGCAAAACTATCTCTAACCTGTTCTCAGGTTTTAATCATAGAATGGCGCCCCTGTATGTACCGAAGAATCTCGATTCTACTGGGTATACCTTTTTTACCAGACCTGACATGAACCTAAATGAGGAAAACGTAAGTAACTCCCGACGGATTCGTGAAATGCTACGCGGTGGATATAATTCCCAGGTAGCAAGTATTATCGCGATGCTAGACCCATTGTCTAACATCACCTCGTTAAGTAAAAGTAGTATTAAGCTAGGCTCAGCTGTCAACTCGAAAATTGACTTTGATAACCGTCAGGCTTTTATACCGTTACTCACGAATACGTTAATGAGTCTTACGGGATTCCCCGATAGTACGTTGGATGTTTACACTTCCGATGAAGGGATTAAACGTGAACAATGGAGTATGGTCGATTCGACGTATCAGATTAACTATGGCTTTAGTTTAAACGCCAGTTTCCGAAACATCGAAGGGGATCCCATTACTACCTTATTTACTATTTGGTTGGAATACATGGCAGGTGTTCGTGATGGGACTTTTATCCCACGGCCACGGTCACTTATCCAGCGGGAGATCGATTATCAAACTCGGATATACCGATTGATTATGGATCCGACACGCAAATATGTACGTAAGATTGGTATCGTAAATGCTGCGTTTCCGCTAAATGACTCGTTAGGTAGTGTCATGAATGTCAGTGCGAATACACCATTCGTAACTAATAATGACCAGCTAGATATACAGTTCCAAGCGAATATCGCACAGTACATGGACCCGATTCTAATCCAAGAGTTTAATGATGTGGTAGCTACCTTTAATCCAGATATGCTGCCTACCGATGAAGACACCTCGATGTTCGTGCCTATGGGACATGACGATATGGTGAAACTCAGTAACGACGAAATCGGGATATTTAACTACTACGGTTATCCGCATGTAGACATTAATACCTACGAATTAACGTGGTATGTCGACAGTGACCGTTATGATGAAGTGATGGGGCAATTAAATGGCTAATACAATCCGTGGGTTACTCAGTGATCTAACACCAGTAATCTACAATCCAAATATGGTACAATCACGTATCTTAGATACGCTGCGTAATACGGTGAACGGTGACGACTATGAACTCACTGATTCCAATAATCCGTTTGTGTTTCTATTGGAAGCGGGGATCATGACTTCATTAGCTGCCATTGAGAATCATGAGCAGTGTTTACGTAAGTCCTACGTAGCGATGGCGACTGAGTACAATGAAATCTATTCTCATATGGCTGATCGTGATTATTTAGATCGCTTTGATGAACCTTCCTATACTAATATCACTTTACTGATTGGTAAGGATGAGTTAAAAGAGAAAGCAATACCGTTATCTAGTAAAGAGATCCGTAAGATCATCCTACCACGAGACAGTGAGTTCTCAGTAGCCGGGTATAACTTTACCATGCAGTATCCGGTAGAAGTCCGTGTAATGCCGCATGGTGGCTTACAGGTGGTATATGATACCACTACAGCTAACCCAGTACGGACACTGTCTACTAATACCCTAGATTGGGAGATAGTAACGATACCGTATGACGGTAAACCTTTGGATTTTGTAAAGATCACATTACCCGTAATGCAGTATCGCATTACTAATCATACTGAGAACATCGTCTCAGGTGTACGCTTCGTACGTGACTATGGCTTTGAAGATAAATTCTACTATGCACGAGTATGGATGCGCCAGCAGTCGAATTGGGTAGAGTTACCTACTACCCACTCAGAGCAGGTAATTAATCCGTTAAAAGCCACCGCGAGACTAACCGTCACTGACAGTAACTTACGGGTTTATATTCCAGATGTTTATATTCGTAATGGATTAGCCTCTGGCGATATTCGTGTAGATATCTATACCACTAAAGGTAAACTCAATCTAGATTTACGTAGTTACCAGTACGGTGAGTTCAGTATGAACTGGATCGATATCGGTCGCGAAACTGATAGTTCGTACACCGCTCCGTTATCTACCCTAACCTATCTGGCTGTTTACTCGCATGATGTGATTAACTCTGGACGTAATGGTTTAACCTTTACTCAACTGCGTGATCGAGTAATCGATAATGCGATTGGTAATCAAGTAATACCGGTATCAGATGCACAGTTATCTTCCACGCTATCTGACAAAGGGTTCACTATTACTAAATCGTTAGATTATGTAACAGATCGTATATACCACGCATCGATTGAAATGCCTGCATCTACCATAGACGAAGTATCAACTCCTATTGGGACTATGAATGGCATCATGGAAACCAGTTTTACTGAACTATCCAAACTCTCTACCGTGCGGGCTAATGGTAATCGATTAACACTACTGCCTGAAACGTTGTATGTCATTAAAGATGGTTTGGTGCAGGTGGATGATTACGGTAGTAAGGCTGCCTATGAGTTATTGTCAGTATCGGATCGAGTAACTGCGGTTAACGAGCGATCGTTGTTGTTCACACCATTCTACTACGTATTAGATACTAACTCCGATGTATTTGAAGCACGTGCTTATTACTTAAGTAATCCCACCATCGAGAGTAAGCAGTTTATTACTACCAATACCACTTTGGCAGTAGACGTCGGTACTGGTAAATACTCTATAGCTCAAACTGAGACTGGCTATCGATTACTGATCGTAACTCGCTCTGATGCGACTTATAAATCATTTACCGATGATCAGGTGTTCTGCCAGGTAAGTTTTACACCGCGTGGTTACAGTGACGTATATGCGTATTTAAATGGGACGTTAGTAGGGTTAAGTGAAACTGAACGGGTGTGGCAGTTTGATATTGATACTAACATCGATATCGATCGCAATCACGATATGATCGTCAGTAACTTTATCATGACTGGTGATACACCGACTGATATCCCAATGCAGTTAGGTACTGAGCTAAATGTCATCTTTGGTGTTACTAATTATACCACTGCTGATTTTAAACAGACTGCGATGGATCAAATCGTCGTTAGCGATGACCAAGGCGCTAAAGCGATCACGCAGGAACGACTACGGCTCAACTTAGGTACTCATTTATCTAAGCTGTGGACCAATGCTCGCTCAATAGCAGGTGGCGTAGAATACTTACGATTCGATGAAGATGTTTATGCTAAATACGAGAAAGATGTTTATGAGTTAGACCCAGTGACTAACTTACCAAAGATCAGTATCGTTAATAGTAAAGTGGTGTTTAACGTGTTACATGCAGCTGGCGATTATGTTACCGATGCTCAGGGTAATCGTACCATTAAATACCTGAAAGGGGACGTAGTGATCGATACCAACGGTGATCCTGTACCGAAGAACCCACGTTCGGTACGTCGGCGTTTAGAATTGTTTTTATTCGATGGTCGCTACACGATAGCTAATACTCCAACTACACAAGCGTATTTGGCAACTACTATCGCTGCGATGCTACAATATATCAATGAAGACCTACCATCCATTGATGATGTGTTGTTAGAGAAAACCTCTATGTACCTGTATCCTAAAGTAACATTAGGGTCTATCAAAGTCTTATTAGGCGATGGGACTATAGCTTACATGGATGCGGAGAATCGGTTTAAAGCTACTTACTATCTCTCTACTGCAGCACGACGTGATAGTCAATTGTTATCTGCGATTGATCGTACTACACGCAGTTGTATTATCAATGGACTACAGGGTAATACTGTGAGTATCTCCAATATCTTGGCTGATATACGCAGTAATCTATCCAATGAGATCATTGATGTGGAGATGTCTGGAATGGGGGTAGATAACGACCAGTACGTATTCACAGTACGTGATGAAAAAGCGAAAGCTACATTAGGTAAGAAACTGGTGGTCAATGCAGATTGGTCGATCGGTATACACGACGATGTCGCGATTGGTTATGTGAAACACGAGTAAACAGCATACGTAGAGAGAGGCTCACGCCTCTCTCTACGGTTTATGCTTTGATGAACGCGATAGAATCACGGGCTGCATTAGTATACAGACATAATGTCCGATCAGCAGCAGCAGCTAAACCTAAGTTTAACTCCTCGATCTGCTTAGTAGCCATTATCGCTGATTTAACAAAAGCGATCGCATTATCCACTACTTCCGTAATAGATAAATGTTTAATAGCTACCAAGTGATGATCACGTACAGTATCATACATCTCATCTTTGTAATGACTCATGAACCAGGCATGCTCTTTCTCAATACGTTCTAGTACACTAGACATCTGTGAGTAGTAGTTGTTCTGGGCGAGAGTTTTCAGTTTACGTAAGTAAATCTCTAGCTCTTTTCGTTGTGATTGCTGAGTGAGTGCATTTAATAACTGCACGCCTTCACGATCAAACGATTCTAACCCAGAGTCTCGATCCCAAGCGTATAGACCATATCGACGTGAACGGTGTTGGCGATAGTAATCGATCAGCACCTGCACTTCTGGATCTGGATTTACTTGGTGGTTTTTTGCATAGGCGATACGGTTTAAACTGTTTTTACCAGTAGACACCGTACGGTCAGCTAACTCGTAGGTAATGTTCCATATATGGTTATATGGTAACATATTACCTCGCCCATTAAACTTCTCAATGAAATCACGTAACTTCATTGAGATGCCTTCCACGTACTTCAACATATCACGGTTTTCATGAGCGGCGCGATAGGTCCCTTCGATTAACTCTAGAACCTCTTCCAAGTACCCATACGTAATACCCACGGTGTAATTGATATTAGTGAGTTTAGCCACGTCTTTTGGACGGCAACTAGGTAGGAGCATCGCGACGATCGGTTGGATATGTGCGGATTTATTAGAGATCATTCCATACATAAAGGCATACCGAACGATATCGTCCTGTGTAGTACCTTGCATGCTATCTACTTTAAGTATTTCAGTACAGATCTTTTCTGCGTCTTTATAGTTTAAAGCTTTACGACGGATCTCATTATCCAAATACATGTAAATGAAACGACTATAGGCGTTGATACCGTATTTGGCTACTAAGTTACCAGCAGCGCCGTTGATATCATCAGCAGTCTCTTTGGCGATCTCTGCCGCTAGGAAATCTCGCATAGCTACTAAACGATGTTCTGCTTCTTTCAATGCAGCATCAGTTACTTGTTTAGCCCGGAACTGTACCCACATCTCTTTTAACCAGTAAAAGAGCTTGAGCAGTAAACCAATCGCTACCGTAACTGCAGTACCGATGATAGCGAATCGTTTTAAATCGATCGCTTCTAACGCGATGTTGAGTTTAGTGTTTGATGTGTTTTGGGTAAAGCTGTTAGGATTAGCACCTTGCATTACACCAGGTATTAATGATTCTAACCCGATCACATCTGATCGACACACGCCATCTAAGATGAGACGCGCGCGCGTCTCATCTAGAGCAGCTTTCACTGCATTAAGGCGAAAGAGATCAGGATGGTCTAGGTCTGGCATATCCAGTCCTAAGTCCATACTAAGCCTCCTGTGTTTTAGCCAAATACTCGACTACTGCACGTAAGAACTTCGGTGCCCAGTAGTTGTAGTGTTGAGTATAGTCGAAACCAGAATCGGTCAGACTACATGCAAACGCACATTTACCTACTGGGATCAGTGGTGTGTTCAGTACATTGTAACGATCCAGGTATAGCTCCTGTACATCAGTCAGTGCTTGCTGTGTATCGAGCATTACACGCTCATTAACTTCGGACACGACTTTCAATGCGATAGGCAGTGCCAGATTACGATAAAAGCCTAAACCGTCATCAACAGAACCATTCACACATGGTGTTGAATAGGCGACTGCGGCCGAGACTACTTTTTGTAGCAAACGAGCACGTTCTAAACCAGTCAATAAA